TGTAAATGGCTTAGTTGACTCAGGATTAATATTTGACGAAACAAGAGGAATTACAACTTCAAGTGCAAGACGTGAAGTACCAAGTGCAGTCTTTGGATTTAATACTCCTGGACCTATTGATAAACGTCCTGGTGCTCCTAAATCAAGAATAGGTACTAACGAAGAATTTGTTGACGTTTATAAATCAAGACTTGGCGGAACTTCTCTTGTAGCAGATGACGGAGATGATAAATTTTTAAGAAAAACAACAGCAGACAAAGGTCCACCAGAGTATGCTGATGTAATGCAAAATGAAACAGATGGTAAAAGGGAATTACCACACAACGAATTATTCCGTGTGCGTACTAGAACAGGACACCAAATACTTTTACATAATACAGAAGATCTAATCTACATAGCTAATGCTAGAGGAACTGCTTGGCTTGAAATGACAAGTGATGGTAAAATTGACATTTATGCAGAAGATAGTATTAGTATGTATAGTGGTAATGATTTTAATTTTACAGCAAATCGTAATGTTACTATTGAAGCTGGTGCAAATTTATACTTAAAAGCAAGTGACAATCACAATGCTAGTTCAAAGAAAGGCGGTAAAATACAAATAGAATCTGCCGCTGATACAAATATTTTAATTGGTGCTAACGGTAAGATTACAACATCAACTAACTTTGATCTAAACACAGGTTCTGCAAACAAGTTTACAGCAGGTACAACTACTGATATACTCAGCGGAGGAAACCATACAGAAACAGCACCTAAGATTGATATGAACGGCCCAACAGCCGCAACAGCTGAACAAGTTAGTCCGTTGAACACACATATTAACCCAGGACCATCAGCATTAGGATGGTTAACTCAGCGTATGCCACAGCATGAACCGTGGCCATGGCATGAAAATTTAAATCCTCAAGCATTTAAACCAGTTGCTACTGATAGGGATAATAATTTTACAACTAAAAACGATGAACCAACACCTAGTATTCCTGATACATTTAAGAAAACTAGTAAAGCTAATGAATAACCAGTAAGGTAAATATTGATATGGCAAGCGAACTATACAAAAACATTAAAGTTAACAGCGATTTAGCACCACCTAATCCAACGACAACTAATCGTGCTTACAAAGGTCTTAGTACAGTTAATCCGGAAAATGTTAGTAAAACATTGTACGACATTGGGTTAATTAAACAAGACTTGCTTAATCACTTTCATATTAGACAAGGTGAAAAATTAATGAATCCTGAGTTTGGAACAATTATTTGGGACGCAATATTTGAGCCAATGACGCCGTCAATGGAAGAAGCAATAGCAGAAAATGTTAAAAGAATTGTAAATTCAGACCCAAGAGTTACTGCAAATTCAGTTATTATTGACACATACGAAAGTGGTATCATTATAGATTGTGATTTAACATATTTGCCGTATAATATCAGCGAAAAAATGCGTTTAACGTTTGATGAAAACTCGGGAATGAATTAACTACACACTTAACAGATTACACTAAATAGTATTATACTAAGGAAAGCAAACAAATGGCGGCAACAGATAGACAGAATAGATTATTAATAGCAGAAGATTGGGCTAAAGTATACCAATCTTTCCGTAATGCTGAATTTAAATCTTACGATTTTGACAACTTACGTAGAACAATGATTAACTATCTGCGTCAAAACTATCCAGAAGATTTTAACGATTACATTGAATCAAGTGAATACTTGGCACTAATTGACCTTATTGCTTTCCTAGGACAAAACGTTGCTTTCCGTGTTGATTTAAATGCTAGAGAAAACTTTTTAGAACTTGCATCACGTAGAGAAAGTGTTCTACGTTTAGCACGTTTGCTTTCTTACAATCCAAAGCGTAATAAACCAGCTAACGGATTGCTTAAAATGGAAAGTGCTTCAACGTCAGAAGATATATTAGATAGTAATGGTACAAATCTTGCTAACCAAGGAGTTATTTGGAACGATCCTAGTAATTCTAATTGGAGAGAGCAATTTGAAAGAGTACTTAATGCCGCATTGCCACTTAATTCGCAATACGGAAAACCAATTAAAAAAGATAAAGTAGAAGGTGTTCCAACAGACCAGTATAGATTTAACGGATCAAACACCGATGTTCCAGTTTACACTTTTAGTAAAAATGTTGACGGTAGAAGTTTACAGTTTCAACTTGTTAGTACTGATGTTGTTGATGGTGTTATATCAGAAGAAGCACCACTTCCAGGAAACAGTTTAGGATTTCTTTATAGAGATGATGGCAGAGGACCAGGTTCGTCAAACTCAGGATTTTTTGCACACTTCCGTCAAGGTACTCTTGACAGCGGAGTATTTAATGTTGATACACCAAGCACTAACCAAACAGTAAGCATTGATGCAACTAACGTTAACAATGACGATGTTTGGCTTTACAAACTAAACTCAGTTGGCGCTGAGGATCAGTTATGGACAAAGGTTGATGCAGTTGAAGGAAACAACATTGTTTATAATAGTACAAGAAAAAATCAAAGAAACATTTATGCTGTATTAACAAAAGCACAAGACTCAATTGATATGATCTTTAGTGATGGAACATTTGGTAATCTTCCTAAAGGACAATTTAAAGCATTTTTTAGAACTAGTGCAAATGATACATTTAATGTTGTTCCTAAAGACTTAACAAATATTTCTGTAACAGTTCCTTATACATCTAAAGCAGGAAACGCTGAAGTATTAAACTTAGTATTTTCTTTAAAGTATACAGTTGACAATGCAAGTTTAAGTGAATCAAACGCAAGTATTAAAGCAAATGCTCCTGCAACGTACTACACACAAAATAGAATGGTAACTGGTGAAGATTACCAAGTTGCACCATTAGGTGTTAGCCAAGAAATTATTAAAGTAAAAACTGTTAATAGGACAGCAAGTGGTATTAGTAGATATTACGATTTACTTGATGCAACAGGAAAGTATTCAAATACTAGTTTGTTTGGTACAGACGGTTTGCTATACAAAGAATTAACAGACAGTAAAGAGTCGTTTACTTTTAGTACTAGAACAGATGTTGAAGGTACTATTGAAAATACAATTACTCCAATACTGTCAAAAACATCAGTTATTAATTATTACTTAGATAAGTTTCCAAAAGTTTTAGTTTCTGATTTACAAGCAAGTTGGTCACAGTCGTCAACAAGTACAAATTACAGTACAGGTAAGTTTTTAGATTCAGTTAGTTCTACATACCAAGTTGGAACATTTACAGGTAGTGGATTACGTTTTATTGAACCAGGAAGTTTAATTAAATTTGTTGCACCAGCAGGACAGTATTTTGCTAAAGATGGTACACTTGCAACTGGAAATATTTTACCAGCAGGAACAAAAACATATTCTTGGACTAAAGTTATTTCTGTAGTAGGCGATGGCAGAACTGATAATACTGACGGTAGTGGACCAATTGCATTTAACGATGTAATACCAACAGGTGCAGTACTTTCAGAGATTAGACCAAAGTTTAGTAAAGCACTTGTTACTGATGTTAAAACACAAATTATTGATCAAATTTTTGCATACAAAACATTTGGATTAAGATACGATACAAATTTAAGACAATGGCGTTTAATTACAGAAAACAATTTAGATATCACAAGTAACTTTAGTACAGGTAAAACAGGTGATATTACTAACCAGCAATTAGATGCAAGTTGGTTGTTACTATTTGAAACAGACGGAGCTCAGTATACTGTAAGTTACAGAGGGTTACGATATGTGTTTGAAAGTAATCAAGAAATTAAATTCTTTTACGATAGCGAACAAAAAATTTACGATAATAAAACAGGACAAATTGTTAAAGATAAAATTGAAGTACTATCTATTAATACAGTTCCAGATGCTATTACACCATTTACTATTGATTATCCTTGGCAAATTACAAAAGAGTATAGAGATCCTGAAGGATATATTGATAGCAAAAAAGTTGAAGTTGGGTTCTTTGATACAGACGATGATTCGGTTGTTGATGATCCAGATACATTTAACGTATTAATTGCACCTGAAACTAATGTTAATGATAAATTTGTTTTCTTAAAGAAATACATAACATCAGATAATATTGAAGATTTTAAATATGTTGACAATGATATTGAAAAAATTACAGTTGTTACTAATGATAGTTTTATTCAAACATCAGGCATGCCAACAGGAAAAGTATTTTATGTTGTAAAAACAGATGTATTTAAAAAGTATGATGCAACTACATTGTTACTAACACAAACAACAGACTACAAAGCATTCACAGGTAGAGATAAATTAAAATTCCATTATGTGCATACAGCAGATGATGATGCTCGTATTGATCCAAGTAGTTCTAATATTAATGATTGTTACTTGTTAACAAAAACATACGATACAAACTTTAGACAATATTTAAGTGGTGTAACATCAAGTTTACCATTGCCTCCAAGTAGTGATAACTTGTTTAATAGTTATGGTGCTGAAATTAATAAAATTAAGTCAATTAGTGATGAGCTAATTTATCATCCAGTTAAGTATAAAGTACTGTTCGGAGATAAAGCAGAAACTAATATGCAGGCAACATTTAAAATTGTAAAAAACCCAGAACAAGTTGTTAATGATAATGATATTAAATCAAAAGTTATTAATGCAATCAACCAATTCTTTGCATTAGAGAACTGGGACTTTGGTGATACTTTTTACTTTACAGAATTAAGCACATACGTAATGAACGCAGTTAACCCGGACTTAGTAAGTTTGATTATTGTTCCAAAACAAACAGGACAAGCATTTGGTAGTTTGTTTGAAATACGTAGCGAATCAGATGAAATTTTTATCAGTGGTGCGACAGTTGATGATGTTCAAGTTATTGATGCAATTACGGCAAGTAGAATACAAGCAACAGGAAATGTTGTAACAGCGTCAAGTACGTCAACAAACAGCGGAATTACAAGTGGCACTACTTACAGTAGTTCATCTTATTAAGGGGATAAGCTAAATGGCTTTTAACGATAATCAATCCGATACTGCTCTTCCAGTTGGAGCAAATCAATCTAAAAGAACTAGTGCAGATCACCTACCTAAGTATTTTAGAACGGAGTCGAATAAAAAGTTTCTTAGTGCTACACTCGATCAACTTTTAAATCCAGGAGTTGCTGAAAAGATATCAGCATACTACGGAAGACGTATTGCAAAAGCTAGAGTTGCATCTGATAATTATATTTCAGATACTAATGCTGATAGAGAAAACTATCAGTTTGAACCTGCTACAATAGTTCAAGATGAATTAAACAACGTTACATTCTACAAAGATTATAACGATTTTAAAAATCAAATTAAAGCATTCAATGGTACAGTTAATAACGATAGCGTACTAAACAAACAAGAATACTATTCTTGGAACCCACATATTAATTGGGATAAGTTTACTAACTACAGAGAATATTATTGGTTACCAAACGGTCCAATAGGTATTGGTGTTGCAGGACAAGCCAAAGATATTGACAGTACATTTACTGTTACTAGTCAAGACAATCTTGATAATACTGCATATGTATTTTCCCCAGATGGCAAAACACAAAACCCATCATTAAAATTATATAGAGGACAAACATATACGTTTGTTCTTAATACTCCAGGTATGCCTTTAACATTTAGAACTGCTAGAAGTTTAGATGCTGAAGTATTATATACAACTGGCGTTGACGATAGTACACAAACAACTGATGTTGGTACAATTACATTTGAAGTTGATATTAATGCACCAGATACATTATATTATATTAATGGTAATGATATTAATACAAGTGGATTAATTAAAATTTATGATATTGTAGAAAACAGTAAAATTGATGTTGAAGCAGAAATACTTGGCAAACAAAGTTATACAATGTCAAACGGGTATGCGTTATCAAATGGAATGAAAGTATATTTCCAAGGTGATGTAACTCCTGCAAAATATGCCGAAGGCGAATGGTATGTTGAAGGTGTAGGAGATAAAATTAAATTAGTATCCGAAGCAAACGTACAAATACCTGGAACATATTCTACAGACAAACCAGTACCGTTTGATTCAGAAGCATTTGACAGAGTACCGTTTAGTAATGCAAATAGTTTTGCAGGTACAAAAGATTATGTTTGTATGAACAGATCAAGTAATGATTTAAATCCATGGTCAAGATATAACAGATGGACACACAAATCTGTTATCGAAACTACAGCAACTATTAATGGAATTGTTCCAGAAATAGATCAAGCAAACAGAGCCAAACGTCCAATCGTTGAATTTAACGAAAATATTAAATTACATGAGTTTGGAACTTCAGCAAAAGATAATGTAGACTTAATTGATACATTTACATCTGATGTGTTTAGTACTATTGAAGGTTCATTAGGTTATAATATTGACGGAGTTGATATTGCAGACGGTATGCGTATCTTGTTTACAGGTGATCCTGATACAAGAGTTAACGGTAAAATTTACAAAGTAAACTTTATTACTCATAACAATATTAGACAAATTAGTTTAATTGAAGAAACTGATACAGCACCATTGTTAAATGAAGTAGTACTAGTTGAAGCTGGTAATACTAACAAAGGTAAAATGTGGTATTACAACGGAACTAAATGGTGTGTAGCACAAGAAAAAACAGCAACTAATCAAACACCAATGTTTGACTTGTTTGATACTAATGGTGTTAGTTTTTCTAATACAACAACATATCCTAGCACAACGTTCATTGGTAATAAACTGTTTAGTTACAAGCAAGGTACAGGAACTAATGATGTTGAATTAGGATTTCCTTTAAGTTATAGAGCATTAGAAAATACAGGTGATATTGAGTTTGACTTTAACTTGTTAAACACAACACATACATACCAACAAAATAATGCAGTTATTACTGCAAAGTCTGATAACGGTGTACTAAGACAGTATAGCGACAGAGAAACATTTACATATGTAAGTGGTTGGATAAAAGGTAATACAGAAAGTAAACAATTAGTCAACAGGCAATATGTTGTAGCAACACAGTTTAATGATTTTGCTATTGACGTATATGATCGCAGTGGAGACTTAAACGACCTTTGGGTTAGAGTTTATGTTAACGATAAACGTAAATTAGAAAATACAGACTATGCTATAAACAGAATCAATGGTGTAGCATATGTTACGTTTACAAAAGATCTTGTAAAAGACGATATTTTAGTAATTAAAACTGATAGTGCTACAAAGAAAAATGCTAACGGTGTTTACGAATTTCCAATTAACTATGAGCGTAATCCTAAGAACGAAAATATTGAATCGTTTACACTAGGCGAAGTTAATGACCATGTTGAAAGTATTACTGAATTTAGAAATGATTGGACAGGATCTTTTCCTGGAACAAGTAACCTAAGAGATTTAGGAAACTTATCTCCATACGGAAGTAGATTTACACAGCATAGTGGATTAGCTAACCTTGCAGTATATCATATAACAGATAAAACTGCAAACATTGTTAACGCATTAAAATTTTCAAGAGCAGAGTATGGTAAGTTTAGAAGAAAGTTTTTACAAATAGCTGAAAACTTAGGTTATGATGGATCATCAAGAATCCATTTTGATAAAGTAATAACTGAACTAAATTTAAACAAAACAAATGACATGCCGTTTTACTTTAGTGATATGATCGGTCATGGTATTAGTAATGAAATTGTTCATACAGTTTTTAGTGCATCGCAAGAATACTATAGCTTAACAGCAGAGTTTAGTTTGCGTTCATTATCAAACCAAGCAATAAGTGTTTACCGTAACGGAGAGTTACTTTGCCACGGACAAGATTATGAATTTGAAGTAGGGTTTGAAGGCTTTGTAAAGTTTTTAACTCCAAATGCTATTAACGATGTTATTACAATATATGAATACGAAAACACAGACGGATCGTATATTCCAGAAACACCTACCAAGTTAGGTTTATATCCTGCATATGTTCCTGAAAAGTTTATTGACAACACTTACGGAGTTGACCAAACTGTTATTAGAGGACATGACGGATCTACCTTTGTAGCATACAATGACTTTAGAGATGAGTTATTACTTGAATTAGAAAAAAGAATTTATAACAACTTAAAAGTTCCATACAACACATCACTATTTGATATACACGATTTTGTTGGCGGCTCAAATAGAGAAACAGGCATTCCTAAATGGGCTATTGATAAAGGAATGATTACAGAATTTATTGATTGGCTATCAATTGTAGGAAATCCAGATTATACAAACTATGATTTCTATGAAGCATCAGATACATTTACGTATAACTATTCTTCAACACTAGGAGCAAACAATACTACTAATCCAGGATACTGGAGAGCAGTTTACAAACAAGCATTTGATACTGATCGTCCACATACACATCCATGGGAAATGTTAGGACTAAGTGTTAAGCCTACATGGTGGGAAACAGAATATGGTAAAGCACCATACACAAGTGAAAACATGTTGCTATGGCAAGACCTTGAAGATGGTATATGCAGAAAGCCAGGTGCTCCGGCAGAATACTTAGAACATTACAAACGTCCAGGTCTTACTAATTGGATACCGGTTGATGATGCAGGTAATTTATTAAGTCCTGTTGATGCTAACTATGCAAAAGAATTTGTATTAGGTAGTACTAAAAATCCATTTAACTTTGGTGACGAAGGACCAACAGAAACTGCTTGGAGAAGAAGTAGCGAATATCCATTTGCATTATTAATTTCCTTAATGTTAAATCAGCCAAGTAGAGTATGTGGTCTTGGTTGGGATAGAAGTAGAATTGTTAGAGATAGTGCAGGCACTATTGTTTATAGTCCAACAGGCAAGCGTTTAAGATTAGAAGATTTAGTATTTCCAAATACTTCAACAGATGAAACAAGAGTAAACACTTGTGGATTAATAAACGTAATTGCAAACTATTTAAACAGTAAAGATACTGATGTTTATACAAAGTACAGAACAAATATAAAAGCTGTTGACAA